GTCTGACCCCGAGAAAGCTCCACGTGCCATACAAGCACGTAAGCCCAGGTATAACCTCGTCCTACAAACGTATCTCCACAAGGTGGAGAGATGGTTGTTCCATAGAGGATTCTCCAAACGTGTTACAACGAAGGGATTAGATGCTTATTCAAAAGCGACTTTCCTTCGACAAACATGGGACAAATTTATTGATCCCGTCGCTATATTAGCAGACCATTCACGGTTTGATAGCAGACAACACACGTTATGGTTGCAGAAAGAACATTCCTTCTACAAACAGTTTTATCCAAAAGATAAATTGTTGGAAGAATTGCTGAATCTACAACTAGTTAATAAAGGAGGATCCCGTAATGGAGTAAGTTACACCGTAAGAGGTACACGAGCTTCGGGTGATGCCAACACGTCACTCGGCAACTCGCTGACTAATATCGCCATTTTGTGTTATTGGTTGAAAAGTATTAAAAATAAGCGCATTATAGTTGATGGAGACGATAGTGTAGTGATAGTAGAGCGAGCAGATTTACATCTGTCTGCGTCACGACTACAAGATATGGGTTTTGCAACGACATATACTGTAGTCGATGTGTTTGAGGAGATAGATTTTTGCCAGTGCCGACCCGTTTTGACTATGAATGGTTGGTTGATGGTAAGAACTCCTCAACGACTCATAGAGCGCTCAACCGTCTGCATTCAGAAAAACTACAACAAGCCAGATTTGTTCATGAGATGGCTACACACAGTAGGTAAGTGTGAACTTACTAACAACCGTGGTGTGCCCATCTTATCCAGTTTTTGCAGAATGTTAGAGAGATGCCATACAAAGCCTATCACTATTACCGATGATGTGACAAAACGAATCATCACGTTTTCACCACCAGATTTGGTCAGTGAAGCATCACGTCTGTCATTCTATCGTGCGTTTTTGATCCCAATAAGCAGACAACTGCATTGGGAACAATACTTTGAAACAATCACATTGAGAGGACACAACCCAGAATTGGTGGATGTTGTGTCGCCTAGTCCGAACACAAGTATATTGCAATTGTACTAACACTACGCACAAATACTACTTTAAATTATTATTATTATTACATATCTTACACTTAGTTATATATCTTTACATTAACAGAAATGGTCAAAAGAATCAGAAACAAACTGCGACCAAAAGTTGTTAGACGCCGTCAACGTCGTATCAACGTACAACCTACGATCACCAATAGGGGTCCTAGAGTGAACTATGTCTCATCCAAAACAGCCAATGTGCAACGATCTCTGGGAACTAAAACCATTCCAAGACGTAGCACACAAGGAGCAGTAGATAACACAGCCGCCTGGGCTATGTGTCGTATGAACCCATGGGCACAAGCTTTGCACTCAACACCAGCTAAAGCACCCATGGGTAGTGGTGACGCAACGTACACCACTGATGTCTGGTCATTCTGCGATTTCTCGTGGACTGGCACTGCATCATTCATATTGCGTACCTTACCAACGCTCCCTGTTACAGGAACTGTGATGGCATTAGGAGGAGCTATCCCTAATGCCACATTGACTGGTAACTATGTCCGACCTGGAGTGGCGCCGAACGCGGTGCCTGGGTTAGGATTTTACGCATACAATGGCCCGTTGGCACAAAACATAATCGTGCCAATCTGTAATTCATCAACTGCAGCCAGAGACACTACGTTCGACACAGCAGAACCACCATATCAAGCCTCCAAAGCCCGTATATTATCACAGGCATGGAAAGTCACATATACAGGTCCTGCTCAAACATGCCAAGGCATAGTGCAAGTCACATCTAACGCTAACGCTGTGGAAGACCCAGTTGAAAAACAAACTGGTCGAATTTCATACGTTAGTGCCGCCGGCGTAGCTGGAGCTGTTGTCACTGATACATCAGTGGATCCAATGATGATCTTGCCAGTTCCCCCAACCACCTTTTTATCTACTACAGATAAGAACACAATTGTGTTCAGACCTGAAGCTGGAGGTAGGGGATTGGTTAAGCGTAATGTTGGCAATGATCTATGGCCAATGCATGAAATCTGGGATCAATCCAGATTGATGGTCACAAACAACTCATCCGGATCAACGTTGAAGGATAACGTCACAGCCACCTTTGGTGCAGCCCTTGGACAAATTACTCCCGGGGGCTCCACGATGGTGCAAGGAGCCATCCAAATGTTCGATGACACCTGGAACAGTTCTTCAATTGCTTGTATGAATATGACAGGATCAGTTAGATTTGAGGTCATCACATGCTACGAGTTTGCCCCAGATGCTGGCACAGTGTTGTTTGATGTTTCATCAGCATCATCCACAACAGCAGTATCCAAAGCGTTAGCTGACAAGGTTGCCCAAAACATTCAAGCTCAACCTTTGGTTCAGAGTTAGCAACCAACTAGGCAATCAGCTTTCGGATCAATTGGCAAACAACACGCCCCAGACTCAAACGAACAACGAAAATTTGACGCTGAACTCGCCCATCAACGACTTCTCGACAACCCTAGCGGCCCTTGGCCGTGGTCATAACCCGTATGGAGACACCCCTAATGAATTTGCAAGCTTGGTCCTCAAGATGCAAGAAATATATATCCACACTTTCAAACATGGATGGACTATATACGAAGGAGTGAATGATGACCACGATCCATTGTTAGTTAAGGAGGCCATCGACATGATGCCCACAGTAGAGAGCGATCCTCGTTATCGGGCCGCTTTCATGACGTGGGCTGGCTATGATCCCATTTCAGATCCATTACGTTCCGGTATTCAAGCCATGGATAGTGTAATTAACGCACACCGTAACACTATGGCTGAGTCTTTCATAGCTCTTAAGGATGGTAATATCGACGATATATTGGGCATCACAGTCGAACAAGCGCCGGCCTCATCGCCAACACCTAGCATCCTAACGTTGATCAAGAACTTGGTTGGGTTCAAGAAATACCACAAGTATGATGATATAGAAGGACACAATGTGTTCGACCGTCGCCCTGCAGACAAAATTCGGGCTTGGTATGCACTTCATTACCCACTATTTGTGATCGCCAGAGACCGTTATTTACGGGCTGTTGAAGAATACAAAGAGTACGAACACAATGATATGCAACCTATTCTATGTAACCGCAGTGGCAAAGTCGAATTAGTGCCTCGTGAAGTTCCCTTGTTGCTTCACCCTTTGATTAGGGACCAAGCATGGATAGACGAAGAACGGTACCAGAGGAAATTGCCTGGGCTGTTCTCTAACAACGTCTCAGTGGAATCCAAATTGTACTTCTTGACAGATACGTATTGTTGACACAACAACACCATTATTCATATTAACTACCTTTATCTACATTATTTATTAACTTTCTATTCTAACTTCTTATAATACAGTACAATTGCAGCAAGCATGGGATTATAATAATGCTTGAAATACCATTGCACTTTTGCC